TCTCACGCTAAAAGGGAAATTGTATGCGAGAAGGTCTAAACACAGCACAGGTCACGACCGAAGCCGGGCGCAACTGGCCGATTCAGCGGCAGGCGAGTTATTCGACGCCGCAGTCCGACCCGCAGGTATTTATGGGCCGGACCTACGAGCATCGGCCGCTGATCAGGCGCGAGACCAACCAGGACCTGGCGGAGAAAGAGCGGCTGGAGCAGCAGCGCCGGGATTTCGAGCGCCGGCAGAACCAGCCAGTCATCTCGCAGCTCGGGGCGCATATCAGATCGAGTTTCACCATGGCGGTAAGCTCTAAGGCAACGGTCATGGACCGGATGATGCGATGTTTGAGGCGGCGCCAGGGCATCTACGAGGCGGACGTCGCGGAACTGATCGCCCAGCAGGGCGGGACCAACATCTACATGATGCTGACCGACGTCAAGTGCTGCGCGCTGGAAAGCTGGCTGAAGGACGTGATGATACCGCCAGGCCAGCGGCCGTACAAAATCGAACCGACACCCGTGCCGGACATCCCGCCGGAATACACGGAGAGGGCGACACGCGCGTTCTGGTCCGATTACCTGTCGAGGGTGGCCGAACAGGCGGGGCTCTGGCCCGAGCAGATCACACCTCAGATGCTGAACGAGGACGACGTGCGCCAGGCGATCGAGAAATTCCGGGACGAACTGCTGAAGCAGATCAGGGCACAGGCCAAGACTGACGCCGACCAGATCGAGGAGCAGGTCGACGACGAACTAGTCGAGGGCAAGTGGTACGAGGCGATTAATGATTTCATCGAGGATTTCGCGACCTACCCGACGGCGTTTATCGAGGGCCCGCTGTATCGCCGGCGACAGGTCCTCCAATGGCAGCCCGTCATGGGTACGGGACTGCGAGTCGTACAGGTCGTGGAGAAGATAGTCAAGGAATATGAGCGGCTCGACCCGTACGATGTGTACCCCGCACCGGGCGCACGGTCAATTCAGGACGGGGACCTGTGTGTCCGCAAGCGATTCACCCGGCGGGACCTGGATGCCCTGCGCGGCGTCGAGGGCTACGATAAGGATGCGATCGATCAGGTGCTGCAGCAGTACGCCAATGGCTACCGGGAGTTCATCGCGTACGACACGGAACTCGCAAACCTGCACGACCGACCGCAGGAATGGACGGACCCGGAGGGGCATATTGACGGCATTAAGTTTTTCGGCTCGGTTCAGGGTTTCAAGCTCCGCGAGTGGGGCATGTCGATCGAGCAGATACCGGACCCGTTCCGGGAATACCCGATCATCGCGTATCTCGTCGGCTCGTACGTCATTGGCGCGCGGCTGAATCCTCATCCGCTCGGACGGCGGACGATCTACAGTGCGAGTTTCCGGCACAAGAATGGGTCGATCTGGGGCCGGGCGCTGCCTGAGACCATGGCAGACTGTCAGGATGTCTGCAACTCGGCGGCCAGGGCGATGTGCAACAACGCGGCGATGTCCAGCGGCCCGCAGGTCTGGCAGTACGTGGACATGATCCCGCAGGAGAATCGGCGGACCGAAATGTTCCCCTGGAAGATCTGGGAGTTCAGCTCCGAGCGAATCAGGGGCCAGGGCATGAAGCCCATGGACTTTTTCCAGCCGACGCTGATCGTGAACGAACTGCTGTCGCTGTATAAACACTTTTTCGACCAGGCATCGGAAGTGACGGGCGTTCCGGCCTATGTGTACGGCAACGACAAAATGGGAGGCGCCGGCAGCACGGCGTCAGGCCTCTCGATGCTGATGAACGCGGCGGCCAAGGGACTGCGCAATGCGGCGTCGCAAATCGATCGCGGCATAATATGCCCGTCCGTCGAAGAGCATTGGCTGGTGGTGATGCTGACTCGCCCGGACCTGGCGCGCGGCGACTGCCGGATCAAGGCGCGGGCGTCCGACTACCTGATTCAGCAGGAACAGCTCCAGATGCGCAGAATGGAATTCATCGACCGGGTGCAGTCGAGCCCGGCAGCGCTCCAGATCGTGGGCATCGACGGCCTCTCAGAACTCTACCGCGAGGCGGCCAAGACACTCAAGATGGACCCGGAAAAGATCGTGCCGCGGCGCGATGACATGATTCAGACCATGGTGCAACAGGCGGTGCAGGAAACGGTGGTGAAGCTCGCTCAGGCCCTGGGACTCGATCCTGGCGCGCTGATGCAGGCTCTGCAGGGCGGACCCGCACAGGGGGCCGGACCGGCGAAACAACCGCAGGCGTTGGACGCGGCCGGCAATCCAGTAAGCGGGCAGGATGTGAACGTCGTTCAATGACAGGAGGAAATGAATGTGATGGATAGGCAGGAAGAAAAAGCGATTTTCAGGAAGCGGTTACTCTCCGCAATCTATGCAGAAATACAGGCACATTGCCCGCTGGCCCGGATTGATTACGATGAAGAAATCCGAAAGCGGGGCGATACGGTCTGGATGAGACCGCCAGGAGGCGGGCAGTTGATATATCGTTCTGCGTATCCACCTAGCATGTTGGGTGTCGATCTGGAGGAATACTCTAAAGATGTGGTCTTTAAGCTCTTCGGTCAGCACGCCGGATCAGCCAGCCTTCATATCGATAAATTTGCGGCCCAGATATTCGACATCGATGGTTGCGCCGTGGAGAGATTCGAAATCGTTTACGGGTATGAGTTTAAAAAAGAATCCCTTGGCGTCAAGATACCGATCACCAAGAAGGCCGAACCGAAGGCGGCAACTGTCACGGACGCCATGAAGGGCGAACCCGGAAACAAGCCCCCGCTCGGCGAAGAGAATATTTGCGAGACATGCAGTTATGGAAACGGCGTGTTGTTCAGCCTCGAATGCAGAAAGTCCTCACCGCCATGGCCAAGAGTAAAGAATTGGGATTGGTGCGGTGAGTATAGACGTAAACAGGAGGAGGTGGACCGATGAGCGACAGCGACAAAAGGTCCCTGATCGGCGGCGAAGCGCCTCAAGCGGAATCCGACTACCGGGACGGCATGACGCTCGACGACATGGCGCGGAACGATATGGAGATGCTGGAAGACGCGATCAAGAACGCGGACCGCTACCACTTCGGGCGAGACATACGGAAGGCCGTACGGTTTGTCCGGGAGTGCCTGAGACGGACGCTCAAGCGATTGGGGGGCGGGATCGAGATCGCGCTGCCGTCCAACCTGACCAGCAAGGAAGCGCAGATGCGTTTCATGGCGAACGCCGACCGGCTGATGCGCCTGAACAAGATCAAGGTCGAGCGCCGGAAGCACTACACAGGTGCGGACGTCTGGCGTTGCGGGATCTACATCTACAAGGCGGGCGAGTTGGCGTGTTTTATCTCCGACGTCCTGACCGAGAAGCGGACGGAGTTCGACCCGTTGTCGAACAAGATTAGCGGCCAAAGCCTGGGCTTCATGGTCGTGACCAACGCCCGGCTGGACGACACGCAACGGATTTTCGACATGGGGCGCAAGACAGAGGCGGGGATTATCCTGCCGCCGTCATCCATAAACTAAGGAGGTTAGGTCATGGATTTAACTAACAAGATCATAGGGTTGCTGGTTGCCTGCCTGATGAATGATCCGCAGCTCGTGCGGGCCACCAAGTACGTGAGCGAGAAGCTGACGATCAAGGTCACGCGCAGACGGTACAAACGCGGATCGTACCATCGGGCGAAATCAGACCGCGGCGAATTCCTGGTCACGGCCGGCCGGCCGAACTTTGCCGAGCGGCTGTTTATCAAGCGCGCGAAGAAGGCGGGGGAACCGTTCCCGGTCAAAAAGATACAACTCAAGTACGCGAAATAAGGAGCATGATGCTCGATCTACCGCACAGCGCGGATGACGCGCACCGCATACTGAAATCGATAAGCCGGTTCTCGGTCCTGCCCGAAGTACAGGAGATGAGGATCTGGCTGGCTCAAGAGCTGGAGAGGCTCGACCGGGCAAACCGGCACGAACTGGACAGCCAGATATATCACCAGCGGCAAGGCGCCTGTCAGGTCCTGGAAAAGCTGATAGAGCTGCAGGAGACGGCAGACCGGAAGGCAGAGGCGATAAGGAACAATCGTAGCGGGCGGTAAGAGCGGCCCGTGAATAACCGGAAAGGAGAACGCATATGTGGAGAGAGAGCTTAGGAGTGACGGAACTGACGGTCGAGAGGCTGTTAAATAGCGACGGCAACATCATAACGCCGATGGCGAACCCGTCGGGCGGGCGGGACTATTGGGTCGACCTGAACCGCGCCAAGTCCGGCAACGGCTCGACTCCCGACAGGGCGTTTACAGCCATATCCTCGGCAATCGCGGCGAGCAACGCAAGCATCGGCTCGGCCCGTAATCGCTGGTGGGCGCGGCGGAACCGGATTTTCGTCATGGGCGACGGCATCGACGAAGATCTGACGGTCCTGCCCGAGAAGTGCGACATCATCGGCCTGGGCTCCGACCTCGTGCCCTATCCGCGCATCATCGGCCATCACACGATTGCGCTGGCGAAGGTCGGGTGCCGGATCATCAATATCGGGTTCTTGCTTGACGGGACCGGCGTCGGTCTTACCATTCCTGCCGGTTGCCACGGCTTCCAGATCATTGGCGGCATGATACAGCCGTCTCTGGCCGGAAACACCGTCGGCGTACAGATCACCGACTCTGCACTGTTTAAGATTCTCGATCTCGAAATACATCAGAACCCCAGTGCTTACGGCACTGGTGGCATCTGTGCGGTTGGAATTGCCGTCGCCGGTACGGCTGCCACCCATCAGTTCGAGATCGCGGGCGGCTACATCGAGGCGACCGAGGGAATTGACGTCGTTGCCAGCTCACCGGCGTACGGCAGCCGAATCCATCACACCCTGATCAAGGCAACCGCCATGTGCATCGACGAAAATTCGGACAAGGTTATCGTTGACAGCGTGAACATGATTTCTGCCGCGAATGCGACAGAGGACGGCACGGGCGTAATTGACGCCAACACTGCGCTCGGCGTGAATTGCCGAATTACCTGCGGCGATCACCTTAATGCGCCGTGGCCGTTGCAGGGCACGCTGTCTACCTAATTATAGTACGGATGGACCGGGGGAGGATGGTCCTCCCCCTTAAATAACCCTGAACCCGCTCAGCGCTCAGGGGTCAAACAGGGAAGCCGCGAACGCGCTCCCGGAAAGGAAGTTCGACATGAATATACCTCAGCAAGTACAGGCTCAGTCTGATCGGGCTGACGAACTGCTCAAACAGGCCTCCGGCAAGGAATCGCCTGCAGGCGGTGCGAAACCGACGGCTGAATCCCTCAATGCGAAACCCTCCGATGCGGTAAAGCCAGAGGAAACGGTCGAGTATTGGAAGCAGCGCTTTGAGGTAATCCAAGGCAAGTACAACAGCGAAATCAAGGGCATGCAGGAAAACGTCAATCTGCTTAACAGTCTGAAAAATCAGGTGCGGCAGCTCACCGGGCAACTTACTGAAAGCCAGAACCTGATCGGACAGCTCCAGAAGCAAATCACGGAGAAGCGGGAACCCGCGCCGGACACGACCGACCCGCTTAGTGTTCTCACCGCAGAGGAGCGCGAGCATCTCGACGCGGAGGGCATTACCGGCAAGTCGCTGGAGATCCTGGCCAAGATGGTGCGGGCCAGCGGGGGCCAGGGCCAGAATCAGAACCTGGAGGAGATAAACCGGAAGCTCGAAGAGGATAGGGAGGCGCGGCAGCGGGACGCGGTACGCACCTTCTGGACCGAACTGGAACGGCTGGTGCCGGACTGGCGGGATGTCAACCAGAGCGAGGCTTTTATTGCCTGGCTGGACGCGCAGATCCCGTATACGAACCAGACGCGAGGCCAACGCCTGACAGCGGCGCAGAATTCTTTGGATCATCAGACCTGCGCTCAGTTTTTCCTCGACTTTAAAAAGGAGCAGCCGACCATGAAACCGGTGATCGACCCGAATAAGCAGATTGAGCCCGACACGAGCGTAACCCATGGCGACGACCCGACAAAGGATCGGCCCAAGGGCAAACAATACACGATCTCCGAGGTTCAGCAGTTCTACAAGGACTGCTCACTCGGCAAATACGCGGACAGAGAGGCCGAACGGAAGGCCATGGATGAGGACATCATCCGGGCCAACCAGGAAGGCCGAATCACACAAGGCTAGAGACCCAGGTCTGACGAGCGTTAAGCGGGCAGTCCCGCCAGACTGCCCGGCCTGGTGAAGTACCCTGGCGGGGGGAATTCGAAACGAAAGGAATTCCCCATGTATCCAGTTGCAGCAGGATTAACAACCCATTCCGGGAGCTACACTCCCGAGATATGGTCGCTCAAGACCCTCGTCAAATTCTATACCGCGACGGTCTTTGGTAGTATCGCCAATACGGACTACGAGGGTTAATATAATGGCTCTCATTAAACCCCTTGAATTGCTGGAACACCCTAAAGCCCAATTCGCTACAGCGTGGCTGGTAACGGCGAGCGCGAATGCGCAAAAAGAAATTGGGATAGTGCAATGGGCAATCAGCAGCCAAAGCTCCGAGAAACCGGAGAGAGGTTCAACGACTACCTTTAGTACCCTAAACCTTTTGAAGGCAAGGAGAAAAAGGCATGAGCGGGGGGTTGTTTTCTCTTGCGAAATTAAGAAATATGGTGATATGGTCGCAGCAGCAATAACGAAAGGGGATCATATCATGGCAGAGAAAAAGTTTTTCGTAGGCAAGGAAGAGTTAGAGAAGGACTATTCCGAACTCGGGAACCTTGATCGTGTAGCGACTAAGCACGGCGTTTCGAAGAAGCTGGTACTCAATTACATGAAGAGGTACGGCATCGAGCGATCGAAGCGGAGAGATCCCGGGCATCTTGCAACCGCCATATCTGCATTGGCAAAGAGCGGCGCCGACAGCAAAGAGATAGCGCGCACTCTTCAAATAACGGCTGAGTACGTGAACATGGTTGCGAGAATAAAAGGAATAGAAATCACGAACAGATTCCATAAGGGCCATATCATCACGCACAACGGGTACAGGATGATTATGGTGCCGGATCATCCCTACGCAGACGCCAAGGGATATGTTCGAGAGCATCGTTATGTGATGGAAAAGCGCGTAGGGCGTTATTTAACCCCCGGCGAATTAGTTCACCACAGAAACGGAAATAAGCTCGACAATAGAATTGAAAACCTTGCCCTTGATACACTTGCCAACCATACAGCTTTTCACCACACCGGGAAAAAGGGGCGCGGCCCTAGCAAGAGGAAGCAAAAGATATAGTCTGGTCTGCGGGGAAACTCGCAGGGGCCGCAGATAAACACTGCGGACATTAACAAAAACGGAGATCAAGAAACATGGCGATACCGTACACATCAGGACCGTGCCGAATATCGTCATCCGAGACTACACCATCGGCCAGAACCTCGTCCGCGAGAGGCCGAAACCCGGCGTGGTCGACCTTCTGATCGACAAAGGCAAATACTACTCGTTTGTAGTCAATGCCGTCGAGAGAATGCAGGCCGACATTCCGTACATTGAGAAATGGACGGACGACGCGGGCATGCAGATGAAAATCGCGGTCGATTCGGACATCCTGGCCGATGTCTACGCCGACGCCAATGCGTACAACAAAGGCAATTCGGCGGGCAAGAAATCGGGCGTGATCGAACTCGGCGCCAGCACGGCCTGGGTCACGGTCGACAAGACCAACATCCTCGATTACATCGTGGACATGGGCACCTGCCTGGACGAGCAGGATGTGCCCGAGACGCAGCGCTGGCTGGTATTCCCGGCCCTCTTCTGCGGCATGATCAAAAAGTCGGACCTCAAAGACGCGTCCCTGGCCGGCGATGGGACCTCCATCATGCGCAACGGCCGGATCGGCACGATCGACCGGTTCACCCTCTACTCCTCCAATCAGATCGACACGACTACGGACGGGACGACGACCGTCCAGAACTGCCTGTACGGCCACCCGAGCGCGATCACGTTCGCCAGCCAGCTGACGGAGAACCGCGTCATCCCGAACCCGAACGATTTCGGCGACATCATGGAAGGCCTCAACGTCTTTGGCTATGAGGTCATCAAACCCGAAGCGCTCGGCCATTTCTACGCGGCGAAGTAAGGCGGC